CCTCAAAATGGCCATACCAACCAGTAGGCCAATTTTTATGTCCATTAAGAGCTGCTGATAAAGTTTGTTTTTTACATGGAAATCCTGATTTTTCTATTGCTTCTTTTAGTGTGCAAGTGTATAAAATATTATTTAAAACAAATGGTTTAGATTTTTTGCAACCATTTCCATGCTTTGCTTTTTTGCATTCTACTGGCTTTTCTCCAACAAAGTGTCCAGACCAACCAGTAGGCCAATGTATTTCTCCTGCTAAAAACTCAGATAGCTGAGCCGGAGTTTTTCCTAAAACTTCTCCAGCAATACTAATCGATTTATATTCTCTACTAATTCCGTCTATTGTAATAATGCATGGCTTTGAAGGATCAGGAGTACCTCCAGCAATTTTTACTATATTAAGTAAAATTTTTTCGCCCCAATATTTATCTATATATTTTTGCTCAGCATCATTTAAATCTTTTTGTAAAAGTCCTCTACCAAGGATTTCTACGATTTGCATTTTAAAATCATTATATTTGTTGTATGCATTTTGCATTTTTTTATTACAATGATTTTTATTTTTTAAAGAGCCAAGATGCTCTTTTATTCTTTCTTGAAATCTTTGACTTTGCCCGTAATAAAAATACTTACCAATTGTTATTTTATAAATAAAGCTAGTGCAATCTATAATCTTTAATTCTGTTTCTGAAAGCATTTTAAATCCTTAGTTAATAGTGTGAAAGTATTTATGCATTACGAAGATTCTTTGTTCTTCGTTTGTTAGAAGGTCAAATGCTTCTTGTTTATTATCACATTCATAATCGTCTAAATGCCAAATTGCTTCTTCACCGTAATTTAACCAAATATGTAGCCTTCTTTCAGGAAACTTTATAATTCTTCTTTGCCAAATTAATTCTCTTTTACATTCAAGATAATTTCTAAATGCTATCATTTTTATAAAAGAATCGTACTCTTCATTGCTTATATCTTCAAGAGATTCTTTGCCTGTTATTTCTTCAAAATGAATGGAGAATTCGTCTTCTGCATCTTGATAAAAATCTCTAAACATTTCAAGGCACATATCATCGTCTTCTTCTGGCAGAAAATTATTTACAAATATTTTTTTCATCATTTTTTTATTCTGTCGTTTGTTCATGCGATCTCCGTGCACGGATTATACCGCAAAATTTTATCAAAATAAAATGCTAATCATCAAATTTAAAGCCCCATTTTTCTTCAGCCTGCCTCTTTCTTTCTTTATATTCATCGCTTTCTAGCCATCTTTTATTTTTTTCAAATTCTATGGCTTCTTTTTCTTCCACAGCTTTAACATGATCTTCAATTTCTTTTTTAGTATCAAAGATATGATGTCTTGAGGCAAGTCTGATAGGCGTTCCATCTTCAAAAAGTGAGAACGAGTACCATGTCATATTAAAGCAATCTCTTTTTTCTTTGTGAAGAAAAATACCTTTCGTTATTTCTTGCTGATATCCTTCGTCTGCCAGGACTACATAAAGATATTTTACATCGCCTGGCTTTAGATCCAGATCTTCTATGGCGCCATTTTTTTTTCTAATTTCTTTAAATTTTTCAATATCAGTCATTTCTTTCTCCCTTTATTTTTATTAAAACCTTTTTCGCTGCATGTGTCATAGAAGGAAATCCAGTAAACTTCCCTCTCAGCGAGAGCCTCTTCTGTACATTCCTCAATTACTTCAAAAGTAAACTCAGCAACGCTATGCTCGTGCAAGGCTTTCTTAATCGCCTGCCATTTCTTTTTAGCTTGAGCGAAATTCGTATGTTCTTTAAATCTTTTAAAAATATCTGTACTCAGGCCAATGTAGGCTCGGCCGGTTGGCTTATGCGTAATTTTATAAATCCCTATGATGGGCTTCTCGTAGTACACGGTTCTCTCCTTAAGCCAGCAGGGTTAGGGGCCTCGCTCCGCTCGGCCAACCAACAAACAAGAAAGCCAGCCTTGTTTCCCTTTGTTGGAAAAAGATAAGGGCGAAGCCCTACACTAGAGCCTCACCCCATCCCCTTATCTCTCAGACAATTGTACCGTAGAATTTTTAGCCATTTTTTAGCAGAATAAAAATATCACACAATTGTCACACATGGATCACTTCATGCCCTGCGATTTATGCCAATTATATGCGTCAACGGCGTTCTTAAATTTAGGAGTTGCAGCTACACTAGTGATCCAACTGATGATTTAAGAGCAGTGTCTCTTCTCGCAGCTTTAGCTTCTGCTAGCTTTGCTTTTTCAGCATCTACGGTCTGTGATCCAATCTTAGCTTTTACAATATAAAATGCATCTTCCAACTTAAGCTCTGGTCTCTGTGCTAAAAGCTCAAGCGTAGCAGTTCTGTATGTTGAATCCAATAGCTCAGGATTTTCTCTTTTAAAATCTTCTAGCTGCAATTTTCTTTGCTGAACTTCTAGCTCTTTCTGTGCAGGCTCTAACATTTGCTTTAACATTAATCCAGCTTGTCTTTGTATTTCTGATTTCATACCTTCTGGATCAAAAAGGTCATACTGCTCTTCCATATTTATGGAGGCTAGCTTTTCTGCAAGAGGCCCTTTCATTATGTGCTCATTCTTGCGGATCATTTCTGCTTCTTTTGCTTCAAGAGATTTGCGTATATCTGCAATCTCCTGTGTCTTTCTGGTGTAATCACCGCGAATGTTTGCTAGATGTTTACGCACATCCTCTGGCATGTGCTGCATCCAGTGTCCGAGTGGCTTCATTCCTTTATGGGAATCTTCCGCTTTAAATTCTGGGAACTGCTCATCATCTATATTGAGCAAATCTTCTAGGGTTATATTTTCTAATTCTACTGAGGTATTGTCCTCAACCTGGACAGTCTCGTTATCTGACATTTTTTAATCCTTATATTTTTGATTTGGCTATTTCTGTTACGACTATAACTACTACATCTGAAAGCTGTTCGAGCAGGTCTTCTGCTTCAGCTTCATCTATTCCGCCCTTTGCGGATCTTATAAGTGTACCAATTAATTTTGCAATTTTTACGATTGGTAATTTTATTTTCATTTTTTCTTACCCTTTTTTTTAGCGGTAGTTAAAGCAATTGCTACAGCTTGTTTCTGTGGCCTGCCTTCTTTAACCATTTTAGAAATGTTCTTTGAAATTATTTTCTTTGAAGAACCTTTTTTAAGCGGCATTACATTCTTTCCATCATAAGCGCATCTTCATCTTCTGGGCTCATTTCCATCTCTGCCATTCCTTCCTCCATAGGCTCCTCTTCGGGTTTCTCCTCTTGTAAAAATCTTTTAAAATCTTTATCTTTAGATAGCATTTCTATTTTGCCAGAAAGTGACATGAGGCCAGCATCATCTCTAACGCCTTCTAGGTCGATTTTCATTTCAGGATTGAGAACGCCCTCTTCAACAGCATCATCAACAGCTGCAATGAACATAGAAAGAATACGAACAAAATCGGTAGGAAGTACATCAGTGTCTGCAACTTTTGGATAGCTGGGATCCTGACCAAATAGCGGAAGAAGCTTATTGGTATTTTTAACAAGAGGATCTAACCCCCTGCTAGTGAAGGTGCCTCTAGGAGCCATCTGGCTGTACATATCTTCATCTTCCATCTCAAGTTCGTTAAGCTCAGAGGCTACTGGTGAGCTCTTTGGATCTCTACCACCGATCTGGATTTCGACCTCAACTTTAGGTCCCTTTTTCATTTCTCTCATTTTATCTCCGGGCATCATCTTCATCATTTTTTATCTCCTGATTAATTAATGGTTAATTTTTCTAACAAAGGAAAACAGGGCGGAATATTTACTTGTTGGTTGGAGGGCGACCCTTTAGGGAGCCCGACCCCTTAATCACTTGCGTCTATCACTCTCGCCTCTGGCGTCTTACGCTACGCTTATATAAAGGATTGAGAGGCCAAATTTGTCTAATTTTTTTTAATTATTTTTTAAAATATTTTAGATGCTAATCTTTTCATCGAAGGTATCGTGGAGGCTTCCGTCCAAGCAGGCTTCAGTAGTAAATGTTTCGGTCATTGCTCTAATCTTATCGCCGCCATACTCTGTAACTTTATCATTATAAGTTTGGGTCAAGCGGTCCTGCTCTGCTACTTTGGCTTCTTTCTTTGCGATCTGATCCTCCCACCAATGAGGAGCTAAGTCAGATTCAGACACGAAACCTCTGGCTTCCATAATCTTGGCTTCTTCTCGTCTATTATGAACTTTCTTTCCGAGTGCATGTGAATAAATACCTTGACCATCAAGGCCACTATTCCAGCCACTATTCCAAAGAGTTGCTGTCTTTGCTAAAAGAGGCATCATCTTAATCATAGATATGTCGCAAGCTGTGCAAATAACTTCTGTTTCTTTTCTTATAAACTTTTCTGCTACTGCTCCACAGACGGGGCAACGAAAATCAAATAATGGCATCTTATCCTCTCAGGCTTGTTGCAAGCTCTTGTGCTGCACTTATATTGGTTTCAACTCCACCTTCGATGTTTTGTACGTCTGCAGCTGATGGGCTAGCTGCAGGGGCAGCAGGAGCCTCTGGCATAGCTTCTAGGAATGTCTTGGGCAGTTCGTAGGCTCGAATAATTTCTTCTTTTATTTTCTCTGGAGGAACACCGAGGCCCTGCAGGGTTGGAAGTAAACTTAAAAGATTTTGTTTTCTTATTGCATCAGATAGAGGTGTAGATCCCTGATCCAACGCATTAATTCTAAACTTACCTTCGAGGTCTTCCGGAGTAATTACCCTGGCTTCTCCCTCTACGTTGAGCACAGCTTTATCACCTTCTTCGGCAAGAAGAACTAATGTTCTAATATATACGTTGACTATGTTCTCCATTGAGTTGTCACGTTCTCTAGCAAGTTTTCCTATTTCACTTGCAGAGTATTGAGCAAGAGCTGTGATTTCTGTGGCTGTTGCTTTTGTAGCTTCACCACGAGAGAATGGTGCGAGAGCTGATCCTCTATTAATATCTCCATCGATTG